CGAAACATGAAAAACCACACCCTTGACTCATATGAGTATGGTGTGGTTTCTGAGGAAAATTATCTCTTTTATACCTTAATCTGTCTCAAGCCCCATATAAGGGAAAATCCAAGACTGGAAACTGGCTAGGATAGATACGAATTGCCACTCCATCAATATAGACTTAATCTCTTTGGAATTCATCCGTGGTACCTCACATGTTAAAGCATTAGCAACTAACTTAGTAACCTCAGGGTCTTCTGGTACGTACTGGAAATTCATAATCTTGTTATTAATTCCTAGGCGTTTTAGGTTCTCAGGTTCAAAGATAGCCTTATTACGTTTAGCCTTGGCTTTCATAATGTTGTCTCTATCAGCTAATAAGTTGTCGATATGACCATACTTATTAATCAAGCTCTTAGCTGTCTTCTCCCCTATTCCAGGTACACCGTAGATATTATCACTTGGGTCACCGATAAGAGCCTTATAACCAATGTAAGCTGACTGCTCAACTCCTACCTCTTCTTTAAAATTAAGAGGGCTTAGTACAACTGCTTCCTTATGCTTATTACCAGGCTTATAGATAGACACCTTATCGTTGACAAGCTGGAACATATCTTTATCGGCTGTAGCTACCATTGCATGAGAGAACTCATCCCCGAACATTGTAGCAACTCTGTAGACCAAATCATCCGCTTCCCAACCACCAAGGCGAATGGATTGAATTCCGAATTTTGGCAGAATTTCATGTAGAACATCTATCTGATTCCATAGGGCTTCAAATGATTCCTGCTTCTCAACATCGTCTGCACCATAGTCCCGATTCTCTTTATAATCAGGATACACTTCTGTTCTCCACTTGGCTCTACCAGTATCCCAACACACAATAACTCGTTCTGTCTCAGGGAACTTCTGTAGGTACACTCTAATTGACTCTAGGAATCCTTTGATAACCCCACTTGGTGTACCATCTTTCTTAGTTAATGCTCCCTGTGGTGTGAAGTGAGCACGGTATGCAATATTATTTCCATCTACTACTAATAACATATTATCTTCCTCCTATTATAAGAAATTACGACTAGTATATACACTAGAACGTCTGTATTTATCATTATGGTCTTTATGTGTCATAACCTCTAATACTCTTGCACCTACAGCACCTTTAACCTGCTCTAGTGCTCTTGCTCTAGCATCATCTTCATCCTTAGCCCTTACACCAATCCACATAGTATCTCCAGCTGACCTAATCTTACACTTATACTTAATCTCAGTCTTATCAATCTTTCTAGACTTGAAGTACCCATCCTTGGCTACAGGCTCACCATTAGCCTTTAGGGTCTTTTTAGCCTTAACCTCCAGTTTGTCCACATCTTTAGGAAGTTTATAAGCCCCTTTAACATCCATACCCATTTCCCTAGCAATCATACGAACGTGTTTAGTTGCTGTAACATGGGATAGGTGGAACTTCATCATAACCTCATACCCTGCACATTCCCAGTCTCCACGTGTCTCTGTTAAACGCTCTCTAATATAAGCATGTCTTGCTTTTACCTCTTCTGATTTCATCTGCATCCCTCAATCACCTCACTAAAAAGAACCCTTTTCCTCAATCTTCTCTCTGTACCCTTGAGCAAAGTAAAAGGGGTGACCTCAGCCACCCCCTTTGTATTACTTATTCTTACGTCTCTTAATTGCGTTGGCAATTTCATCCTGTAGGTTTTCATCTTCTTCAGTATCCTCTGTACCAGTAGAATCTGTAGAAGTATCGTCCTCATCCTCGTCTTCATCATCGTCCTTAGGCTCAGGCTCTTCACCTGTAAGTAACGCTGATAAAGCATCATAGTCACGTCCTACATTAGATAGGGCAGTTAAGTCGTTTAGGCACTCTTCCCAATGCTCAAACTCTACCTCTGACTCTTTACGCTTAGTTTTAACATCATAGTTAGTGTTAAAACCTGTACCAGATTTTGTAATGATAAGGTCTAGACCTGTTTTAGGGTCAGTGATGTCACCGTACTCAGGGTCTACAATGAAGCTAAGTACATCTTTGAAGATACCAATTCCAGTACCTAAGATTTTAACAGGTGACATTTCCTTATTCTCTGAGATAGAGAACCATTTCTCTACCTTCTTACCATCTACTTCTACTTCACGTTTCTCGAAGTCTGATAAGTCAGTGTCCTCAGAGATAGCGTTGAAGTATACACGCTTCTTACGTCCTAGAGAACGTGCTTCCTTATCGTAGCGGTCATTATCTTTCTTCTTAAGTTTACGTAGCTCTTTTACGTACTCACATACAGGACAAGCGGCTTTCTCACCCTTAGTTGTAGGGCATACAACCATAGTACCATTCTTGTTATCCTCTGACTTACCTACACCATAATGGACGAAAACTTCCTCAGCAAAGTCATTATCTCCCTTAGGTGGTAAGATACGTACAACGTTACGACCATCTTCTAACTTAATATAAGAGAAGCTAGTACCTCCACCGTTGTTACCTCCACCTTTGTTAAGCTGTTCTAAACGTTCTGCTAATTTTGATACATCCAACTTTGCCATTATAATTTCCTCCTATTCGGGCTTACACGACACAATGGTCTTCAACGCCCATATCCATTAGATTTTTGTGGTACTGCTCTAACACTTCAGTCCTGTTAGGGTTTTCCCATAACATTAAAAGTGCAGTTTTGCGCTTCTTGAGCATATACTGTACGTTCTCAAATATACGGTAGTTACGCTCCATATTTGGACAGCCAGTACGCTCAAACTTACGCTTGGTTAATTCAAGTATAACCGACCATATCGCATATTTGTGTGGCTGACCCATAAGTTCGTCTAGTATTTCTCCCTCGTTAATACGTAGCTCCTCATACACATCAGCTTCAAATACCCGATTGTGGGGGAGCTTAACTTTGATGTATAGTGGTTCTTGTTCTGTAATGTTCACTACCGTTACCCCCTCTGGACGATTCATGTTAAAAAAACCCTGCCCTTCAAAGTTCTCTCCCTTGTAGGACTTCTAGGTGTTAGTGAGAAGCGTGTGCTCCTCAGCGACCTCACATTAAAAAAACCACGGTGCCAAAAATCGACTCCGTGGTGTATGAGAATAAGGTCAAAAGTACTAAAAAACACAAAAAATAGCACCCTACGAAAGTAGGATGCTTCTATGTTGGGGTAAAGATAATATAGACAGAGATTGATTGTCACCTATCCTGTAAGGAAGGTTAACAAAAAGGACAATTATTGTGGCACTAGACCAAATGGGTCTTCAGTATTGTCTCTAAGCTCTACTGACTCTACCTCGAATCCACGTGCTAACCACAGAGTTAAGAACTTCTCCGTACATGTCATAGCGACACCGTTTTCTCGATTAATAAGATGATATACTTTTGTTGTATTATCCACTTTGCTAATCTCCCTTCGTTGTACGGTTGACTTGATTTTCTCATGTTCCCCTCGTTTTGTCAACCGTTTGTTTGAGTTTATGCTCTTTGTTTGTCCGAAAATCACAGATGACAAACTTTTCTCTCTTTAGAGTAGATGGTCTTTATAAGAAAAATAGGCTAAGACCCCTAAGAGCCTTAGCCTAATTTCTTTAGTTCTATCAAGCGACTTCCCAATACTTGCGAAGGTATGTTGGTACCTTCTCCCCCTCGTTGATAGCCTTTTCATACGCTTCTTGGTCTCCCTTAGCCTTAGCTGATAGCTCAGACTGCAAGAATCCATCTACGCCTTGCTCAATTAAGTCTTCGATAGTACATTCAAAAGCATCTCCGTAGTTATATCCAATCTCCATTTCAGATACGATTGGTACATCACCTAAGAATTTATAGAACTCGTTGTATTCTACTAAGTTCTCCATGATGTGCTTAGCTTTAGTAGCAACTTCAATAACTTCATCTTTAGGACAATCCAGCACGATACTATCATGTACTGTAACTGAAATACGACTACGTTTGCCACTTTCTCTAAGCCATTTGTTCAACTGAATAAGTGATTGTAATGTACAGTCACTACCTGTTGACTGGATAGGGAAGTTGACTGATTGACGTTCTGCCTCATTTGCAATAGAGCGGTCTGACGAATCAATAGTAGCAAGGTGACGAATACGATTAGTCATGCTCTTAACATACTTGTTACGCTTAACAAACTTCTTAGTGTTTCTTACCCACTTCTCTACAAGAGGGAATCGTTTAAAGTATGCTTTAATAAATCTATCACAATCCTGCTCAGACAAGTCAATACCCTCAGCACGTAAATCTTCAGACAATCCTCTAGCTGACTCTTGGTATACGATACCGAATTGTACTTTCTTAGCGGCAGTACGTTGGTCTTTAGTGACTTCTGATATAGGTACACTGAAGGATGAAGAAGCAACCTCTTTATGCAAGTCAGCCCCATCTCTATACAGTTGGATAAGAGTAGGGTCACCAGTGATAACAGCAAGAATACGTAACTCTAACTGAGAGTAGTCAAACTGTACAATAACGCCATCGTCACCAAACCTAGAGCTAAACAGCTTCTTAATCTCATAGTTATACTGGAACAAGAACGGATTATAAACCTTACGTGGAAATTGCTGAGCATTAGGTTCATTACTACTGAGACGTCCTGTTACAGTTCCATGTATGTTATATGAAGGGTGGATGAATCCATTAGGGTCTAAGAACTCTGACATTCCTGTTACGAAGTTATTATTCAAGTGCTTAACCTTACGATATTCCATCAACAGTCCCATAAAGTCAGGGTTTTGGTCTTGCATATACTTAAGTGAATCATCATTAGTAGAGAAGTTACCCTTATCTGTTA